TTGGTCTTTTATAGCCAAATGTAAACATTTCTGTTTCATCTTTTTTGATCTTGGTACCTTTTTGCGTATCGCTATTAAGTGTACACTTAGCTTTCGCAACAGATACTGCTGAAATTTTACCAATGTAAGCGCCGGTAGCAATAGCCTTACCATTTGCTGCTTTGACATACCCGTCTTTAGCTGCTAACCAGTCAACCATCAAGTTAAGCATGCCAGATGCATCAACCTTCTGATTTTCATCAATAGTATATTCAAAATTAAAGTCATTTACATAATTAGCATTGTTATTAAAGATCCATATATGCATAGAATATTTCATATCATAGAATGGAACCTTTTCAATACCGTTCTTTCTTACTTCTTCTTTATATGCATCTGTACAATAATTTTCAATATAATTATCTACTGAAATAACTTTAGTTGAGTTATCTCTGATTTCAGCAATAGCATCTGTTACTACATTACCATTTCCATCAATAACTATTCCAGTTACTCCATCAATAGTTTGTACTATATCATCTGCTGTTGGCATACCGCCATTCTGATTAAGAATAGGCAATGCTAAACCAATCTTAATACCAACACCAATAGGTTCAGGAAGTTTGTCTTCAGAAGCATCCTGTGCAATAATCTGAATTGGATTCTTAGGATTATACTTGCCACCTTCATTATAGAAGGAATCAACTCTATCCATATCAATTTCAGTTACTGGGTGAGCAATCTTGATTTCAATTTCCTTAGCACCCTTTGCATAAACAATTACTGTATCACAAGTTTGGTTATTTGCTTTATCTTGATAGCAACGAACGATTGGGTTAATCTTTTCTGCCTTCAAGCCTTGAAGTGTTAATGTATCTTGTTCAATATCATCTACAGTCCAGAATACAATGATAGAACTTGATGCAACATATTCAGTCCAATTCTTATTATCACCTGGGTAAAGTGTATCTTTACCTGCGATAAGCTTATAGATTTCTACCTTAGGTGGAACATCATCAAGAACTACTTGAATTTCAGATGTACCTGTATTTCCGTAAGCATTAGTATATGAGTAACTAATTGTATAACCTACATTTCCGTTTGTCTTCTGGATCTTACCTTCAGAATTAACCTGATATGAAACAGTGATAGTGTCCTTTCCTTGTGGAATTGAATAACTAATTGAGTAGTTTGATTTTACTTCAACATAGGAATCAGTTGTATAGGAAATGATAACATCTTGTCCATTTATCTTTTCAACCCAAGATACAGTAAATTCATCATTGATTCTTTCTTCTTTTTCATTAACAATATAGCTTATTGTTGCTTTAACAATAGGATCATAATAAGAGATACGAACTGAATCTTTACCAACGGTTTCATACTTATAGTTTTCCATTCCCATTGGCACAATATCACCAATAATGGGTGGTTGAATAGTCTTATTAGTCAAAGATTTAACTGGAACATCAATAGTCTTCAAATCTACATTGATGTTGAATGTTGTGTCCTTCTTAGCATTAGTAGGATCCTTAACTGTTACCTTGATTTCAGGATTTTTGTTATTGACATATTGATTTCCATCAGGTTCATCAATGATAGTAATGTTATTTACATTTGACTTATTCTTATCAATGGTAGCGACTGTAATAATTGGTGTTTTGTTTGAATACCAAACAATTACAGTATCACAAGCCTTGGTATCTTTACCTTCACCGATGTCACAGATTTCAATCTTATTCTCACCTTCCTTTAGACCAGTAATAGTTGTGTCTTTATGTTTATTATCAGTCTTGTATGTGATTTCAATATCTTTATCATTTGTATAGATTGGTTTATCTGTTTCAGTATAAACAGAATCACGAGTATCTACGTGAATGATTTGAACATTTGAAGATTCAGGTTCATCTTTAACATTGATATGAATTACAGCAGAATCAACATTTAGACCATCAGTTACATAGACTATTAAGCTATCATTCTTTTGTTTTTCATAATCGAATGGTACTTTTATGCTAATAACACCATTAGTGTCAATAGAATACTTTGTAGTATCAGATACGCTATAAGTAGGTGTAGTTCTGTCTTCATCATAAGCATCAACCTTACCGATTGGACCTGTAGTATTTTCAGGTACTACAAATGTTGTATCTTTAACATGTACAGGTTCATTAACATTGTTAACTTTAATTACTACAGAGATAGTATCTTTATCATCTTTAGTAGATGCAATTACTTTGACTGTAATAATAGAATCTTGTTCATAATCAACATCACGATTTAGATAGATAATACTATCTTTAATTGTAATGTCAGAACCAATTGGAGTATAAGTTATCTTTTCACCATCTTCATCATAACCATGGATGGTATCAAGAATAGTACCTTTTGGAGAATTTTCATCGATACTTGTTTTTACGCTATCAATATGTAATGGTTCATTAACATTATTGATGTTAATAATGACTTTAGCAGAATCTTTTAATTTGCCGTCAGAAACCCATACGGTAATAGTATCGGATTTCTTTGTTTCATAATCAAATGGGTTCTTAAGAATTATTTTGCCATCAGATATACTATAGCTAACAGTATCATAAATAATATAATTGATAATATCATTGTCTTCGTCCCATGCTGTTACTTTACCTAGTGTACCTTTAAGATTTTCATTGATTGCAAATGTTGTATCTTTTACATGTACTGGTTCGTTTATATTGTTTATTTTAACATTATATTTTAATGTGTCGGATTTATCACCATCGGAAACTATGACTGTAACAGACGTTGTTTTTTGTTTTTCATAGTCTAATGGAGTTGTAATAGATAGTACTCCTTCATTTGTTATTGACCAACCTTTATCAATAACCTTATAAGTTAGTTTATCATTATCAGGATCTTTTGCAGTAATTGTATCTACAATTCCTGTATAATTTTCATCAACCGCAATCTGTGCACTATCTAATTTTGGTTTTTCATTCACATTTGTTATCTTAATTGTAATTGTTGCTGAATCTCTCAACTTAGAATCATTTACATCAGTAACATATGCCTTAATTGTATATACAGTATCTCCTGATTCATAATCAAATGATTTCTTAGGATATACTTTATCACCAATTACAATAAAGTTTGTAGTATCGGCTAATGTTATCTTATTATTTGTAAATGCTTTACTTGTATCAATATCAGAAGTTTTAATTGTACCTACTGAAATAATTGTTCCATTATTTTCAAGTATACTAAAATTCTGATTTTCAATGATTGGATTTTCATTAACATCCAAAACATTGATTACATAATCAACAGTATCTACTTTAGAAGTATCTTTTGCAATTATCTTAATTGTATCTTTATTTGTTACTTCATAATCATAAGCAGTATTTAATGTAATAATACCAGTAATAGAATCAATAGTATATTTTGGATTTGTTGTTTCAAATCTTACAAATTCATTTCCACCTAATACTTTTACTTGACCTAATACAGTATCTTTCTTATTTTCAGGTACATCTTTTGCTAATCCATCAGTACTTATCTTAAATAAATCACCATCAGATAATGTCAAAGTAAATACATGAGTTTTCTTATTACCATGAAGAGCAGCACCACTTACATTATAAATCTTTAAGCCTAATACTTCAGTTCCTTCTGTTTTACCATCATCCTTAACATTGATTTTTACAGGAATTGTTGGAACAGAATTACCCTCATTGATGATTACAACACCACTATCTTTTCCACATTCTTTAATTGGATAATTTTCTATATTAAAATCATCAATGGTTGCATTTTCATTTAAGATAAAGCAATAATTAAATGATACTTTACCTGGAGCTAATGTATCTAAGAAGATAGGTACTTCTACATCTTTATCATTTTCAACAAAGTTACCTAATGCATTTGTCTTTGGATCTCCTAAGTTAATAATAGGTGGATCAAATGGTACATATAAGAAATTCTTACCATCAACATTATCACCAATTATTAATTCATTTCCTAATAACTGACCTGCAAATGTAACATTACTTACCATTCTAAATGTCTTTGCTGAAATATATGTACCTTGACGAATACAATAGTCAGTATTACTAAATGTCAAATCTTCTGATGTATAAAACATAAGATTTCCACCATAGTCATCATTTGAAACTATAGTAGATCCATTCATAGTTTGAATTACAGCGTGATTACTTAATGAAATTTTACCATTTACAAAGATTCTTGTTAATCTTCCTTCATCTGGCATTCTAATATACAATTTAGATTCTTGGTCCATTGTAATACCTGACAAATAAATGTCATAAGAACCTTCACCAGCAGGTATATCAATATAACCAGTTCCATGCATTGGAACATTTATAGCATGTAATTCAGAATCAGGCCAAACTACAGATGGAATAGATAATCCTACTGCTTTTGGAAGAGTAGAACAATCATTGGTTAATTCACCACCACCTTTAATCAAACCTTGTTTAAATTGTTGAGAAACATTTGTGTCAGCTAAACATACTGTACCACCAAAATAACCATTATTTAAGTTACCCATAATAAAACTATTGGCAACAGTTGGTCCAGATGGGAATGTATATCCATTACCAACATTTATATCTCCAGTAACAATAATAGGTCCGCCTAATAATGTTTCTGAACCAGTACCTTTTAGATTTCCATTAGTACCATTACGTCCAGATTCATCAGGAACAATAACACCATTACCTACTGAGAAATATTCAGTTCCCCATAATTTATATTTCATCAATTCAGCCCAAGTAGTTTGTTGACTACTTTCTGGGATTCCGTCAAAATAAAACGGTTTAACATCTGCAGTATATGCAAATGATAAAATAAACAGAATTAAGAATAATAATTTTTTCATTTTATATACCTCACTTATAATTATTTATCATAATTGTTGGATCTTTATAAAATAAAAAGGGTACTACTCAATTACTGAATAGACCCTTTTTAGTTGAATAAAGAAAATATCCTACTTGTTTAAGAACAAATAATTGCCAATTACAAGTGCCGCACCGACACGACCACTCTGCTTCCATGCATCCCAACAATCATTAGCCAAATTACATGTTGGTGTATTATGAATATTAAAAGAAGTATTAATCAACATCTTATTACCTGTCTTCAATTCATAAGAGTCTAGAATATTCCATGCATCATCTGTATATGAGTTATGTTCATAAATGAACTGTGCTCTTGCTGTATTATCTACATGAACACCACCTCTATACTTTTCTGCCACACCTGGCTTACAATTCATAGTCATCGCCATAAATCTGCATGATGCTTCACCTGGTTTCCAATTTTCAAACAATTCATCTGCATTAGTATTCTTACATACTGGACAATATGGCATATATTCTGAACGACCCATAGCCTGATTTAATGTATGTGTACCATTTGGATCTTCTGCTGTATACAAAGTACTATGATTCATCAATGCTCGAGGACCAAATTCTTCAGCATTCTGACACCAATGTACAATCTTATTATCTGCCAACAAATCAGTGACTACATCAATCAAATCATTCTTATCCTTGAAATACTTTACTTCAAGTTCTGGAATAGTCATTGCTTCATCAATAATCATATCTAAATTATTACCTGGGAATTGAGAACCTGGATATTCAATTGGTGTACCACCTTCAATTATAATGTTTGGTCCATAACCCCATTCATCCCATTCAGGAATGGATTTATCACTAATTTCAGTGAATAACTTATATGCACAACCTAATGCTGTACCTTCATCACCCATTGGAGGAGATACAAAAATCTTACTAAATAATCCACTATCCTTAATTCGCTGATTTAACTTAACATTTGCTACCAAGCCACCAGCCATATACAAATCTGTATTAGTTGGCTTATTCTTAAAGACACCATTAATCCAATTCAAAATTACTTGTTCTGCAAAATACTGAACACCATAAGCCAATTCCCAAGGTGTATACTTCATAGACTCAGGCAACTTCTTCTTACCCTGTAGATAATCAAGAATGTCATCCTTATTATAATCCTTACCAAGTCTTTCAGTAACAAAGTTATAAACAGTATTCTTCAACTTTAAGAATCTTTCAAAATCTACAATAGTAGAAGTCTTTACCATTTCTTCCTGTTCAGGAGTTAATGGCATCAAACGAGAATCATCTACCCAAAATCCTGTTGAAGAATAATCATATGCCTTACCATTCAAAAATTCAGTCTTATAGAATGGAGAATACTTACGTAAATTCTTCTTACCAGTCAATAAGAACAACAAATCATGATATACTTCCAAAGCACGATCTGGATTAGCTTCACAATGTGCTGCCAAACCTGTTACCTTACCTTCATGCTGATGTTCCTTAAACTGTAATGCACCAGTAAAGAACTGATATACTAGAGCAGGAGAATCAATTACACGAACTGCAGAAATTACAGTTTCATTATTAAAATCATAATGAGTAATCTTACCAGAATAACCATCACCAAATCCATCAGCAGTCAAAGAATAAAAAGTATGACGTGATGTTTTTTCAATATCTTCATCATGATATACAGGGAAACATGAATAAGCATGTGCTGTATGATGTTCAATACGAACAAGATCATCAGCTTCTACAATGCCACCACAATTTTCATTTACAAATTCCTTAATAAGTTTTAAGAATGCCCATTCAGAATCTGTACCAAGTTTTCTACCCTTTTCAATATATTCTTCTAATGTAGTCTTATATGCTTCAGGAACATTCTTAAGAAGATATGCATCAGACAAACCTTCATAATGAGAATATGCAATATCAGTTACAACTACATTATAACCAAGTTTCTTAGAAGCAACATCAATACAAGCAACAATTGCATCTAAAGGAAGTTGCTTTGTATTCTTCTGTCTATTCAAACGTTCCTGAGAAACGCAACAAAGAACACCATTGTTTTCAGAAATAATAGAAGCAGAACTATTAAATCCAAGAGAAATACCTAAAATAACTTTTTCTTTCATTTATTCAACCTCATATATAATTTTATTTTCTTTATATAAATCTAATAAAATTTCATTATAATTGCAACTATCTTTATCAGTTTTATCCAAACATTTTAGCTTTTCTTCAAATAATCTGGACAAATATAATCTTGACATATGATGAGACAAAAAATCAAATATATAATTCTTTGGTTTTTCATTAAAGTTCCAATATAAATTCTTATCATATATATGTAAAGATGTTGCAAAATGTGTATATGTACCACATTCTATTTCTAATTTATGTGCAATATATTTTTGTAAACTTGTAAAGAATGCCACATCATAAGGCATACATCCACAAAAATCATTAGATCTCATCATAGCAGTACAATATAGCTTATTATCATTAATATAAAAAGCTAAATTAAATGTACAAATTTCATCAAAACAAGTTTGACGATGAGGATTAGGTACATTCAAATTAATTACTGCTCTACGAGAATCTGGATCTTTTTTAAGAATGTCGATTACTTGATTTAATTGATTAAAACCATGACGTTTAAAAATAATATGACCGTATGCTGAATTTGAATATATACCATCTTCTGAAGTTCTCTTAAATCCAGGTGCATTAAATTGATTTATAAAACCTAATTTTTCATCACCATTTGAATACCATAATTCTTCAGCACACAAATAACCTAAATCTATATTTGAATAACCTACTATATTATTTTCAACGTTTGTCAATACAAACATTGCATTATTTAATTCAGTAGTTCCATGCTTTTTATGACCTTCAGATATAATTTTTTTATACATCTGTTCAAATATAGCATTCATACTATCAGCAATAAGCATCATCACAATTTTCCTTAATCAAATCACAAACTTCATTAAATACTTCTTGTTCAGTTTTATTAGAAGTATCAATAACAAATATACTGGTAGGATATTTATCAAGATTATTTCTCATTGCCATATCATAACAATAGCGTTTACGAGCAATTTCATCTTTCTTTTCTTCATCTGTACCACGTTTATTTACGCGGGACATTATTGTATCTACGTCAGCAGTCAAAATGAAAAATAGCCAAGGATTGTCATTATCACAATATAGTCGACAAAGCAAATTAAATACATCTTCCGTAATTTGGGTATCACGGTCATATACACGACTATATACATACTCACTGATAAAACTACGGTCACTAACAATATGATTCAAATCTTTTTTCTGAAGATATGAATCAATGTCTTTCCATCCTTCTTTAGTCATAGTGACCTTATCAAGTTTAAAACGCTTAACAAGCTTATCTACCAAAGTAGTTTTACCACATCCATCACAACCATCAATAGCTATTCTCATTTTAACTCCGCTAGCGCTTTTTATTACTTACGATCTGCTATGCAACAAGGTACTGCCTTGCATTTTGCCTTGCACTTGCAAGATACCTGAATCTTAGAATCAAGAATCTTTGTTACTCTCTTATCTGAAAAATCTTCAGGTGCCTTAAGTGCAGCCTTACCATCCTTCTTCACATCGAAACGTGCTCTATCCAACTTAAACAAATCAAATTCTTCTGCTTCCTTGGTGGAAATCAAACCATTTTCCAACATAGTAGTTACCGCATTGTAATAAGCCAATAGCTTACCTACCTTACGAGAGAACTGATCCTTATAAGAACAATGTGCAATACCCTTTACGATAATCTTACTATCATAGACATTTTCTGTCCATTCATGAATAGCAACTTCAGTTGTTACTTCATCCCATGTAGTAGTTACCATACGACCATATTCGTCCTTAGTAGTAGTCATATTGTACTTAGTGTTATACTGAATCTTTACAATGAAAGACTTTCCATTAGATAGTGTAATCTGCATATTTTTTACCTCTTTAGTTATTTAGTTTTCTTCATATTGATATGTTTCATATAGATAATCTCTCCAGTTACCTATTTCACGCAAGGCACAGTCTAGACTCTCTTGATATGATTTATTTGGACGTCTACCACCTTCTACGCTGGCAGTAACACCCGACTGATAGTAATCGATTTTTAAATAAATCAATTCTAAATGTTTAATATCTGCTTCCTTATATTTCTTAGCTTTTTTAAGTGCCTTAATATCATTCATCAGACAATCTACTTTATACTGAAAATCATCATACATCATTTTTCAAATCAAATCTCCTATTTTTTTATTAGACATTTTTATTAGACAGTTATAAATATAAAAACGTGATGGGTTTTGTAAACCCTTTTGTGAATTTTTTTGTAACAAAGATTCTAACTTTTTAAAGAGGTAAACTAATGTATATAAAAATTGATAATGAATTTAAAAAATTTGATAAAATCATAAAGAAAAAAGGAATCTGTCTGGATATTTTCTGTGATAACTGTCAAATAAAATGCACATTAGACCATGTATTCAAAATGGCTAATGGTACTGATAAAAAAGCAGCAGACCTTGTTGAAGGCGATAAATTAAAAAATACTCAATTTGGCGAATCCACATTTATATTTGCCGATTATATAGGCGAACAAGAAGTATATACTCCATTAAATGTTGATGGTGAATTCTATAATACCACAAATGGTCTAATCAATCATAATTGCTCATTCTTAGGTTCTTCTAGAACACTTATATGTGCTGAAGCTCTAGAAAAATTAACACAACATGAACCTATTCGTTATGACAAAAACTATAAATTAAAAATCTTTGAAGAGCCTGTCAAAGGTGTTTTATATGTAATGGGTGTAGATAGTTCTAGTGGTGTTACTGGTGACTATTCTTGTATTCAAGTTATGAGAGTTAATTCTAGACAATCTATGAAACAAGTAGCTGTTTATAGAGATAATGAAATTTCACCTGAAAATTTGGCAGTTATAGTAAAACAATTGTCTGATTATTATAATGAAGCATATTATATTATTGAAAACCAAGATACAGGTCATAAAGTATGTGAAGAATTATACTATGAATTAGAAAATTATAAATTGATTTCTACAGATGGACCAGGAAAACCATTAGGTACTAGAGCAACTAAACGTTCTAAACTTGATGCTTGTATGGAATTAAAGAGATTGATTGATAATAATTTCTTAGAAGTTATAGATGATACTACCATTGAAGAATTATCAAGATTTGAAGAACAAGATGTGACAAATGTATTTAAAGGTGCAAAAGGTACACATGATGATACTGTATCTGGTTTATATTGGGCTTGTTATTGTACTATGCAACCTGAAATAGATTTGGATGACTGCAAAGCAACAACTACAGAACCAGTTACTGATTATCCTGCTGATTATATGATGTTACATCCAGAAGGAACAGGTTCAGCTGATTTTTGGAGTGATTTCTAATGAGTACACCAGCATTAACTAAAGATTATATGGGCCCAACAATGTCTGTAGCCTCACCATCAGAAAATACATGGCACGCTGATATGGCTGATGCAATGACAAAAACTATGAATAATTTTTTTGGAGCATTAAAGTTTATATGGTCTGGAACAGTAACTGCTGGTGTATATGTATCACCATTAGCAGGTAATGGTGGTTTTGTATGTGAGAAAATTGTAGTTACAGAAGCAGAAGTTATATCAGCGACAGCTAATGATACTCCAGTAGTTGGTTTATTTACTTTATTATCTAAAAAATTATCTCAACCTTTTAATATAATGTTAGGTAATGGTGTTGGTAGTGCATGTGATGTTATGGTATTTGATCCTCAACCTATATTATTTGCAGGTACTCAAGCTTTAATAGCGGCTGGAAGTATAGCACGTGCTGAAATGGCTACACCAATACAAGAATATCAAGATGAAAAAGAGAAATTTTATAATGTTATGGATAGAAATTTAGCATCAGCTTTAAATCAAACACAGACAGTTATAGCATGTCAAGGACTTGCAGTTGGTGGATATTTTACTGGAACATGTACAGTAATTCCAAATGTGAAAGCATGATAGGAGATTATAATGAATTATTGGTTTATAGAAAAATCTGAATTACCATCTAGAGGATTATATTATGATCCTGATTTTGAAATTAAAATTAGACCAATGAATGTTGAAGAAGTAAAATATTTAGCAACATTTAATAAAGATAATGCAACAATTATAGTTAATGAAATACTTAAAAAATGTTTAAAATTAACTAAACTTAAATTCAATGATATTATAATTGGTGATAGAGAATATTTAATTTTCTGGATAAGAACTAATTCATTCATTACTAATTCTGGATATAAAATAGAAATACCTAAATGTCCTATTTGTAAAAATTCATATGAACATGAAATAAAATTAGGAACATTTAAAACCGATTATTTATATAAACAAGTTAATTCTATTAAACTACCAAATTTGGAAATTGAATTACCAATAAAACAGCCAACTATAAAAGATTTAAGTGAAATGATTAATGATGGTGATGAAATTTCTGAATATGCAATGTTTATTGATAGTGTTAATACAGTAAAAGATAAAATTAGATTTATTGAAAATTTATCAGGTGATGATTTTTCTGAATTAAAATATAATCTTGATGGATTTAAATGTGGTATGCATAAAGAAATAATGACAGAATGTCCAATATGTCATAATTTCCAACCAGTAAAAATTTTACTTAATGAATCTAGTTTATTTCCTAATACCAAACTTAAAGATATATTAGAACATATAACTCGTGTTGCTAAATATACTAATTTAACTATTACTAATGATTGGCCATGGGTTGAAGTAGAAATTGAACTTGAAATAGTTAATAACATGATTAAAGAAGAAAACGAAAGAAATCAAAAAGAAATGGCAAAAGCAAAATCAAAAGCTCATATACCATCTACTCCGCATATACCAAATATGCCACGTCATTATTAATTCCAAAGAATATTTGGAACAAACAAGTGTATATTGTATACACTTGTTTGTTATTTTATTATATTTGTATACAGAGAGGTTAATTATGGCAAAAACTAAAGAAAAGAAAGAAGGATATATCGACAACGATTATCTACGAAATTTAATTGTAAAATTTAATGAAATGAACTATGAAGATACTGGTGCTTGGTGTGAACCATATTTATCTAAATTAGAAAAGAAATATAATACAGGCAAAACTGATAAAGATGAATATGATGCTAAAAAAGCATTTATCCTAAAGAAAATAGACAAGATCAATACTTTACGTGAAAACTATTATTCTAAATGGTCATCTGATGAACGTAGAAAATTTGATACTGAATTTGAATCGTTAAAGAAAGAACTATGTGAAGCTTTTATTAAGGTTATTGATGGACGTATTATTTCATTTAAATTGATTGCATCAAAGAGTCAAGATGATATAGATGATATTAGACAAGATGCATTGTTTACTTTATTCACTTATATTAATAGATATGATGCTGAAAGAAATAGTTCTGCATTTGCATTCGTTACACAGTTAATTACTAATGCTATTCTATTGGATCTTAATCAAATGAAAGAAAGAGCTGAAAGAGAAATTGCTGGATTAGATTTTTATAATAATATGAATACAATCGATGATCCACATGGTAATGATGGTCTTAAGGACTACATGGAATAGCTCCAGACATCATCCAGGACGTTAATAAAAAAGGACTGAGTATTTACTCGGTCCTTCTTTTTATGCTCTCCAGAGTAGCCAGAAATAGCCTATTTAAAGTTATTAAGTAAACCTATTTCTTGGTTAATCTTTTGAATGGTATCATCCATTAAATTTGAAATAGCAATCTTGGATTTAAATTGTTCAGAAAGTTTTCCCAATTCATCCACAAAGAATTTAAGCTTACGAATGCAATTCTCTATATTAAATACCTCATCATTGATTAAATAATTCTTTGAATTAATCTTGAATTTATTATCACATAATGCGATTTCTACTAGAGTATCTGCAAAATCTCTTAAAGTTTCATAGATTGCTTGCAAATGTGTGTGATGAAATCCTGACTCACAAGACCAATGATATATATGAATCTTGTTTGCAAATGTTAATGTATCTACAGCAAAGGTAAACAAATCAGTATATGCTGATTCCTTAGTACCTGCTAAATACGTAATAAAATCCTGTGGCATTTGTTCTTCCATTTATCTACCTCTTAATGTGTTCTCAAAAAGTCTTTTAATCCTGGTTTCTTTTTCTGTACGACATTCTTCTCTTTCTTCTTATTTATCTCTTCCTGTCGCTTCTCATACTTATCATATACTTCTGGATTTTCTGGATTTGTCTCCTTTCCACCCAATACCTTCAATACTCTCTTCATCTGTTTCTGATCAATAGTATATACTCCACCCTTCTTTTCCAATTTAATAGCTCGAGTATCATGTAATCTCTGTTGATCTCTATCAGTCATTTCATCTCTTGGTTTATCCATACTTGCAAATAATAACCAAGCTTCATCAAATAACTCTGCAAATGTTATATCTTTAATAAAATTAGGTATCTTTTCTAATATATTATTATGAATTCTATGGAATAAGCCTTGTCCAACAACTCTATCTCTATTAAGATTCTGAGTCATTGCTACATCTCTATTTGATATAACCCATATAAATGAAGTCTTATATCCAGCTTTCTTTGCAACTACGGCTTTTTGTATTAATGTTTCTGTCATTCTTCCAGTTATATCAAAGATTATATTTGGCTTATGTCCATTAGCATTAGCTTTAAAGAATTGATCTTCAGTCTTATCACCTAAATCTAATTTATTAGACATGGTATGTAATTTGGTTACATCGTCAGGATTCTTAAAATTATATTCATGTGTATCTACATGTTTATATTTTATAGGATTACCTTCTTCATCTCTTTTAGTAACAATACCTTCTTTAGAGAATTTACCTGCTTTTTGTGCTGCTACATACCATTTCTTTAATTCATCTACATCATGTACTTTACCATCAAGTAAAATAGCATTCTTTTGTAAATAACCTTTACCAGAACTTGGACCACCAGCTAATACTACACACCAACCTTCTTTTGGATATGCCTTATTACCAAATGTAACAGAAGAAGCTTCATCCAATAAATTACATTGGAATTCTCCTATATTATCTTTAATAAAATCTGAAAAGCTTGACATAATTACCTCTGTTATATTTATAGTACATTATTGTTTTGGTTTTTCTAGAGCATTCTTATTCATATAATCTGTATATAATTTGGTATATAAACCAGTTATATTGTATTTTGCAGCTGCAGTATAACCATACATATAATTTTCACCTTTTTGATCTTTATAAGTTCCAGCCTCTATATCTTTTTTAGCAGTTTCTACAGCTAAATATTCAGCCTTAGACTCTGGTGTTTCATACTTCTTTTCACCGGTTTTTTGAGATTGTACAGGAACAGCTTCTGGTGCTTTTTTAGGTGCAACAGGTAACATACTTATTAATTCTTTAGAACCAGTCTTACTATCTTTAGCATAAATTACATTATATTCAGTTTCAGAACCATCTAAATTTTTATAAGTTCTTTTGCCTTCAACTTTTTCAACAGTTCTTTCCTTATCACCATCTTTTTTCCATAAACTACCATTAGCATCTTGTGTATAATAATTACCTGCTTTAGTTTTATAGATTGTTGAACCATCTGCTTTTTTAAGTTGTTTATTGCCTTCAGTATCTTCTACAACCTTACTTGCACCAAATGATGGTGCTTGTTGTTTAGCTGCTGGAGCAGCTGGGGCAGGTTCAACTTTTTTAACAGGTGCTGGAGCATCTTGTTTCTTTTCTTCTTTAAGTTTTTTCTCTTTAAGTTTCTCTTCTTTCTTTTCTTCTTTTTTAGGTGCAGGAGGTTCTACAGCTATAGCAGGTGCTTCTTTTGGTTTTGGTTTCTCTTCCTTTGGTTTTTCTTCAGCTTTTGGTTTTTCAGGAACAGGAGCAGTTACTTTTGCTGGAGGCTGTGGAGCTGGTGCCGGTTTTTCTTCTAGCAATTTCTCTGTTGCAGCTAATGGTCCACTACTAGCTGGTTTTGTTTCTGGTTTCTTCTCTACCCTGGGTTTTTCCTCTTTCTTTTCTTCCTTTTTAGGTTCTTCTGTAGTTGGTGCTGGTGTTGGAGCTGGGGTTGGAGCCGGCGATGGAACTGGTGCAGGAGCAGCAGATTCTGAAGCTTGATTTTCAGCTAATAATTGTTCAGTAGCAGCAAGTGGTAATGGAGAAGGAACTGGATTAGGTGGTGTTGCTGTAGTTTGTGCACGTGGACCTTTTTTATATGTAATAGTTCGAACAACACATGATGTATCTTTATAAGAACCTGGAATAAATGCTTCTTGAGCATGATCTGATGTACTTCTAATATATTTACCATTAGAATCTCTATATGGATCATTAACTGTTACTTCATGTGCACCTACATGAATTAATGAATCTGCTTTTAATTCTCCTCTATCTTGCATATCTTTTAATTTCTGTTGCAAATCATTTTTTGATTTACCAGAAACTTTTTGTTCAGATACTTCAATATATCCTTTTTGTTTTGACAATTCTATAAAATCAACTACAGCATTCATACCCATATTTTGTGGTATTACTTCATGATCATCCCATGTAGTCATATAATTAGCCCATGAAGAACCTAAAGAACATGCATAAGTCGTATCCCAGATTTCGCCTTCTTTACCACCATTTTTTCTATTTGCTAATTCTGCTTCATGCATAGCTTTCATTAATTTTGAAGCTGATGAAAAATCATCATTTGTTAAATGATATTTTTGTACTAATATAGCTTTTTGTTCACCTATAGTTAATGGTTTTTCACCAAAACCCATATTTATCCATGATGTTTTGTTTTCAAGATTATTTTTAACCATTTGTCTATTTTTTACATTAAATGTTGAATCTGATCTATTATCATTAAATGCAATATTAGAAAATGTTCTATATACAGATTGTAACGAACCATTATATGAAGCTTTATATGCTTCACTGTTTTTATCATACAATGCTGCTTGTTCTGTAGCGCCTTTTCCTTTACCTTGCATTGATTTAGATGAAAATAAAGTTTTAATTTCTTTTTCAGTATAATCTTTTTGATTAAGATAAGCACTAACATCCATTTTGCTATAATCAACACCAGTAGGATTAATACCTATAGCATCAGCTGGTGGATTTTCTGGGACAACTGGTTGTCCAGAGACAGATCCTTGAACTTCTGATACACCAGTTGTTGGTAATGCAGTACCACTATATGGTGGTACATATGATGCAGCTGAAAGAGCTGAACCAGATAGCATGCTACTAGTAAATCCACTATTAGGTGTACTTAATGCTGCTAAATCTATTGGAGTTGGAGGTAAACTAGCAGCTGCTGCATTTTCAGAATCATAATTAAAATCATATGAGTCTGTAGCAAGACCACTAGCAGTGTAACCACCGGCATATTGTTGATAATGCATGAAATTTAAACTTATATTCCATTTTACAGGTGTATCATCTGAATAATTTAGTTCATAATTATCATACTTAGTAATTTTAAGATATTTAAAAACATATGTATATGAAACATTTGAAAAGTTATTGTTATATATTTCAACAACTAATTCATATATATTTCTTTCTAAATACCACCATTTATCTTCTTCAAAATTAAAAACATAAGAAAGCATTTTAGCTATCTTATCAGAAATTCTTAAATCTGCATATTCTAAAAATTCTAATTGAACATCATCAACTGAATCATAATCTGGAATTAAAAATTTATAGCTATTATTGCCAAATGTTTGTAATTCTTCTTTCCATTTTGGCATAGGCGCTGTGAATCCAATACATGAAGGTAATTCTTCATATTCTGTATCAGATTTATTCCATTTAATTTTAACCAAAAAGGTATCATTTAATTGTGGTGCAGCAATAGCTTGTCTTTCATATATATTTAATCCCATATACTATTTATATATGGGATTATAATTTAATCTACTTTCTTTTTACGACTGATAACATCGGCCCAACCAGCCTGCATGTTATTTTTATCATTAACTTTTCCTGATTTATCTAAATCACCCTTAGTATATAAATATGCAAATATACATTCTCTGTCTGATTTAGATGCATTTTTGGTACCATTTTCTAACATAGTAATTGCTTCTCTATCCCAATAACCTTGAGCTACTTGTCTAGCTAATACTTCTTTAGAATGTTCATCTTTCATGAAAATTTTATTAACCAATCCTGATCTTTTACTACCAGCATGGCCAAAATGCTGCAAACTTTGAATTACTAAATTACTTTTATCTGTATTACTTGTTACTATTTTTTTGAATTCTTTACTATAAGATGTTTCATTAGCTACACTATTTGTATGTTTTACATTTTCTTGTGTTTCACCAGTCATTTCAATATTTAAATAATTTTTATTTGTAAATTTAACTGTGCTTGTTTTTCCAGTATCATCTTTAATAGTATATCCTTGTTTTGATGTAATTCCTAGAGCGGCCAAAGCAGTAGCATATCCTTTACCTTTTTCACCTTTACCAGTAGCCATACCTGCAGCTCTTAATTTTTGGTCCCATTCTGCATCAGTTAATCCAAAAGCTTTCTTAATTGCATTATCTAAACTTGCTGCAGAATTGAAAACCATTTCTTTACCATCTATTTTTACATGAACTTTTCCATCTTTTTTAGAAAGAGCTTGAGATGCTAATTTTGGTCTAGCTAAGAAATTAGATCCAGAACCTAGGTTAACTGCATTAGTACCGGTTGTATCATTAAAATCATAATACATCCATGCTTTTGCACCTTCTTTACTGAAAATTTCTTTTTCATAAGATTCATCCCAAATTTTAGACCAATTACCATTTTTAGTATTGAGTTTTACATTTGAACTAGCAGCAGGTGCAGATGTAGCTTGTTTTTGACGCATTTCTTCAGTTATTTCTTGAACTACTTGTTCTTGATTTTCAGATGGAGTTGCAGGTGTTGCACCAGGAACTGCAGGAGCTGCTTGCTGTTCTTGCTGTTTCTTTTGAGCTTCTTCCGCAGCCTTAATAGCACGATTTGCATCATCTTGGCGTTGACGTTCTGCATCTAATTCTTGTGTTTGATTTTGTGTTGCTTGGTGTTGTTGATTTTCAGATTGTTGAGCTGATGCCATTGCTGATTCAATTGAATTTCTTACATTATTTTCAAAAGAAGCATATTCTGATTGTGCAGCAGCATAATCTCTACCTTCATCAAGAGTTTCACCTGTTAAATCATTATTTTGTTTAATTGTATTAGATGCAGCTACACCAACAAATGTATTAGTAGTAGCACCTTCAATTTTATTAGAATCTACTAAAAATTTTACAGTTAATTCGATATAACCAGCTGAACCAGATCTTTGCCATGATGGATTTCCTACTTCAACAACTCTACCAATATATCTATGTTTTCTAATTAGTGTAGACATTGTTTCATCATATTCTTCAACAATAATATATGTTTTAGAAATAGGAGAAGATGATGTCCATGACATTTTTGATAAAAATGTTTCTAATACAATAAAATTTTCGGTTTCAACAAATGTTATTTCTAAGTATTGATCACCAAAAGAAAATACTGGTAAACCTAAACTGGTGTTACCATAATTACGTTTTTCTGTATTAATAGAAAACTGTGGTAATTTTATAGACTTAATATTATACTCAACAACATTATTATCAGTTGCATCTGAATTTGAAATTTGTACTTTAAATTGATGAGAATAATGTGGTTTAAATTCTGTTTGAAATCCGAAAATGTTTAATCCCATAATCTATTTATTAGGATTAAACTTTTGCATTGGTAACACCAATAAAATGTGGTGCACCTGTAACTAAACATGTAGGTAAATTGTTTATAAATTGTTTTGCTGCATTTTTTCCAATTAATACCATACCTAAATCACTATCTACAGTAATATCACCTTTGGTAGTTTTTATATCACATGATCCATCAATATTAGCTATCATATTTCCTAATACAGTAAATACTAAATCACTACCTTCGCCAGAATCAGGATCTGAACCAGTATCTATTTGTACTTCACCACTTGATTTATAAATTATTGAAGCACCAGTTCTATGTACAAATGCAAATTCACCTGATTTTCTATTTAATGTACAAACATCTCCATCATCGGATTGGAACATGATAATTTTATGAGGATAATCTTCATCACTATCACCCATTGCATCATCTATATTTGATTTAGCAAATGCTATAGAGTCATACATTGGTTTTTGTGGATCACCTTGATCAAAATAACCTCTAACCATTGTACCAGCAAGAGGTACAACAAAGTTACCACATGTAGAACCAATAAACATAATATCAGGTTGAGCCCATGGTATATTGTTTATATCAATTTCATCATAGAATCCAATAATTCTTATTTTAACTCTACCTAATTTTTCTGGATCATTGTCATCTACTACAGTTCCTTCCCAACGGTCATGATATTCAACATTATCAATAACATCATTACTTTGTATGTTAGAAATTAGATCTTCATAACCAACTCTAATATCACCAATCAATTTTTTTTCATCATTCATAATTAACGTTTTGCCTTATCATCTAATTCTGATTTAGTTTTTTCATTTTCAAATTCTGCAACGTGAGATAATGCACCTGCGGAATTTACACCATCATTTACTGCTTGTATAGCTATAGTATAAGCATGATTAGGTACCCATACATGAGTTAAGCCAGTAATAAGATAATTACCACTCTTTATACTGTTATTATTATATTCATCTGATGCATCTATATAAATTTTATCACCTAATCGTGGATAATATTCTGAATTTTGATTACCATCAATTCTCTGTTTAGATGTATCATAAGTAAACATAGCATAATTAGTAAAAAATGCATTTCTCATATTAGTATGATGTAATGGTGCTATACTATAATTTTCATGTAAATCTTTAAAATACATACCAGTATATGTTGATGAGCTGATATTATTTCTAGAAGCTGTAGATTTATTAGATACTTTTCCTAATCTTAAAAAATTACTAGAAAATTCTGCTTTTCTGTATCTATTTTCTTCAGTATCATCAAGAAGTTGTTTTTTGTTTATTTCTGTTTCAATTTCATTATCACCAAATGGATTATATTGTCCAGCTACTATTTTATAACCATTTTTATTTTGTATAAATCCTGCATTGTAAAATACTAAATCACTATATGTTAAGTATTTAGAAGGCTTTGTTTTATCAATATTAGCTTTTTCTAATTCTTTACTATACAAGCTATACAATTTAAAACGATTTTTTACATCACTTTTACATAAATTATTTAATGTATCTAATATAAAATTTTTATCTCTATCAATATATGCAATTGGACAATTTTCTACACCATACCATGAATGATTCAAAATTTTATTTATAAAACCTTTATAAGTATAATTAGGACATAACCATAACATTTTATCAGTTGGTGTTGTACTATCTTTAGAAACAAATTTTAAGCCAGCTTCATTTACAATTTCTTGCATAACTTCTTTAGAAGTCTTTGAATAATCAGAAGTTAAGCTTATAGTTTGTACTTTTGGCCAAACACATATTGAATTAAAATATTTTTCAGTACCACATACACAAGTTAATATGTATACATATTCTTTTTTTGTTAAATCAGTAACATATTCTATACCTTCAATCAAGTAATCACAATTAATATAAGGCTGAACTACCTGATCTTCATACATTTTCTTTGGTGTAATCGTAACACGTATATTTTTACCTATTTCAAATAAATATGTGTTATACCATAAACCACCATCCATTATTTTAATCTTCATTATTGGTAATTTTGTATTTAAACTTTCAGTAACTTGAATAGATACAATACTATCTTGACCAATAGTAATACCTTTACCTGGTTCAGATGAATTATATAATAATGTTAGCTTATCTATATTACAAGTAGTGCTAAGACTATTATCATTTGATACGTATTCTGATATTTTACTCATTATAAGCTCACTGACATTCCTTTCTTACCTTTAGACCAACTTGTTATATCCAAATTTCTTACAATTTGCCAAGCATCTAAAGCATCCTTTGGTGATTCACAACACATATAACCTTTTTCATTAGCCAATAATAAATAATCAGCTTTCTGCGCTGTTAAATAAGCATAACAATGCATCGCTGCTACTACATAAAATAAATCTTCTTTATCCTTATATAATGAGCTAAATAGTTGTGTCAACTTCTTAGATGGATTACCATTCAATTTTATATTTTGACATAATTCTATTATAGTCTCAATCTTTTCAGGATGTTCTTTTAATTTACCATCAATTACTTTACAAAATTGTTTATCAAATGATACACTATTTTCAACACTCTTATATTCAGAAAATTGTGCTGCAATTGTTGATAATATACTACTATTCATTTCAACATATTCTATATTAGTCTTCTTATCACCTGAAAATGTTGAACGATTACCCTTAAATTCTATACGTTTATGATTCTTTATATCTATTAAATCGCCAGACTCACTTGCAAATGCTAAATTACCAAAACAAGATACAAATAAGAATTCTCCAACACCAATTGCTGGTCGACCTAATTGTACATCCAAAGATGATTGTACATATTCTGGTTTCAAATACTCATTTAGTTTAGCTTCTTTTAAGAAATTAGACCATGATGTTCGTGGCATAGCATCTATTGTATATTCATTCTTGTTAATTTGTTCAAATATATCTTCTATGTCAACTATAGCATAAGTCTTTAAACGTAATCCATGTTCCATAATTAAATCTGATGGATTATGTTTACCACATTTCTGTTTAGTCCAATAACTCTGTAATAGTTCATTCATATCGCTCATATTGTATTTATAGACATCAAGTATTTTTAAAACTTTTTAAATAATCTTTACCATAAGTCTTTTGAACATAATATAAAATATTTCTAATTTCGTTTTTTCGTATTAATATAATTGAATTCAATTTCATACATTCATATTTAGCATTTATAAGTTCATTATAAACGTTATTGTTATTATGATAAGGATATATCATTTCATCGTTTTTAAAAAATTGTTCACCTTTTATTTCAATATAATTATTTTCAACTAAAAAATCTGGAAAATATCTATGTATTTTATTATTACATGAATATTCAAAAAATTTATTTGGATGGTATTCAAATTGTTTTTTATTATCAGATAACCATATATAATAGGCTAATTCCCAACTACTATCAAATGTTATATTTTTATATGTATATCTTTTTTTTGATCTAGTTTGTATTTCATGATTTTGTTGAGCATACTCAACACCATACTTATTTAATATGGTACTTTTACGTTTTTCTTTTATATCGTTATTTTTAGATATATGTTTAACACCATATTTCTTTAGACATGTAGTTTCACGTTTTTTATTAACTAAATCTGTCCAAGATTTTTTACCATTTTCTGATTGCTGTTCTTTTGTTAATGTACATATATAACTATCACAATTATACTTTTCTTGACATGTATGTTTAGCTTTTTCTTTTACTTTATCAGATTTTTGTGCATATTCCACACCATATTTTTCTAAATTTGTTTTCTTTCTTTTTTCTAAACTTTTTGTTGAACTACATGCACATTTACTACAACAATATTCTTGATAACCTTTAACTATACCTATAAATTTAGTTTCATTTCCACATTGACATAAATGCTTACCATACCATTTATCCCAATATATCTGTGCTGTAATTTTATGTTCATTTCTTAAATGAGAACCAAATTTAAATTTGCTATCAAATTCTTTTTGACATTCTTTACAACATATAGGCTGAGAAAGATAACAGGTCTTTAGCCTGTTATATGAATCAGCCTAAGTAACAAAAAATAAAAAGTAACTTATATAAATAAAATATATAAATAAAATATAATCAGGGCAGGAACTGCCCGTAGAGCCTGTTGATACTGCAAGCTTTAGCTTGCTTGAGCAGGAAGATTACACGTCTTTAGCGTGTAAT